CCGGAAACTGGTTCATTGCTATATCCTGCTTCTCTGCCATATCTTCCTTACATTTAAGGGGCATCACCTATACACCACTTCCACCCCCATTCTCTTCAAGTGCGCATCCAGTGTTTTTATATTACAATTAAAGTATCGGGAGATAAAGACCTTGCTTTTCCCTTGCCTCAAGAATTTCAATATTTCCTTTTCGTGAGGGAAAAGCAAATGATGATGGTGCCGAATAGACTTGAGCTTCTCCTTTTTCTCCTCAAGTATGGCAGGCTTGTCTACATCAACAACAATGCCTTTTTCTCGAAGTGTGTCAGCCTCCATCAATCGGTGGCGATATTGGTAAGCGGCTGCTTGGTATTCAACGTGTGGCGCTCGGTCGGTTTGGATTCGTTTCTTGATGATAACCTTTCGCTTCTTTCTTTTTTGGGGAACGATTCTTTTTTCTGTGGGGATGTCCTTGGGCTTTCGTGGACGCGGAGTATAGTTCCTAACTATCAGTCCTTCTCTTTCGAGATGCTTGTCAAGGGTGCTGTACTGGCACTTGACTTTCCGGCAGATGGCTGCTTTGCTGTATCCGTATTCGACCATAGTGCGTATAAGTTCTTTGTGTTTGTCGAGCTTGTGCCGGGAGTTTGTCCCTCCGGTTTTCCTTCCGAGTTTCATTCCAAGCGATTTTTTTCTTGCCAACGCTTCTTTCGTGCGTTGTGAGATAAGGCTGCGTTCTATTTCACTCGCCAACGAGAATGCAAATGCTATAACGTGGCTTTGCAAGTTATCGCAAAGTTCAAAGCCTTCCTTAACGGTTATTACTCGGATTTTCTTCTTCATCAGATTGTCAAGGATAGACATAACCTCCAGCAACCGCCTGCCCAGTCTGGATATTTCCGAGGCTATAAGGGTATCGTCCTTCTTCATCTTCTTTAGCAGTGTCCCGAGCTTTCTCTTGTCTACGTCCTTCATTCCGCTTATCGTCTCCTCGATGTATTGGTCTACATCTATCTGCCTTTTCCTGCAATAATTCTCTATCTCGAACCGCTGGTTTTCTACTGTCTGCTTGTCTGTCGAAACACGAATGTATGCGTAAATCATTTTTGTTATAAAGATAATGATTTTCCAGAAATATTAGTATATTTGCAGTACCCGTATGAAGATGTACGGCACCGTAACTATGCACTTGGAATATCCGACATATATCAAAGCCTCTGAGCTGATGTTTTTTTGCATCCAGCTCGGCGGCTTTTGTCGTTTTTGACAGACAAAATTTTGGTTACTGAGTAAAACGATTTCAGATGGAACAATTGAATGAAATAATAGGGCTGATAGGGAGTATAGTTGCTACAATATTTCTTCCAATTCTCGGAGTGTTCATGTTTTATGACGCAAAAAAAAGAAAGGAAAATGCAGCGGCTCGAAAAGCAGAGGCCGAAAGTAAGAATGCGGAAGCTGACAGTATAACTCATTATGCTGCTGAGTGGAAGGAACTTTATGAGAAGAAGGAAGCGAAAGTCATAGAGCTGGAGTCAAAGATTGAAACGCTGTTCAAAGAAAAAACTCAGGACAGAGAGCGCATTCGCGGTTTACTTGAGGAGAATTCTTCTTTGAAACTCAAAAATCAGGCATTGGAATTTCTAAAATGCAACAACTCGCTCAAATGTATAGACCGTGACCCGCCGAACGAATTTATAAAAAAGGCTACCAACAATAAAAATGATAAGGAGGAAAAGAAATGAGTTTACCAAGAGGTTTGAGAAACAATAATCCAGGAAATATCCGTAACAGTTCTACTGTATGGGTCGGAGAGATAACGCCGAGTAAGGACAAGTCATTTAAGCAATTCAATACGATGGCGTACGGTTATCGTGCCTTGATAAAGCTTTTGCAGAACTACCGTAAATTGCACAACTGTAGAACTATCAGTGATTTCATTAATCGTTGGGCACCGCCTTGCGAGAATAATACTTCCGGTTATATCAATCGTGTATGCAGTGAGATGCAGGTGCCTAACACTTATATACCGGATATTGAGGATAAGGCTACGATGTGTGCTTTTGCAGCCGCTATTTCGCAGGTAGAAAACGGTGTTCCGGCTGTAATGTCTGATGTGGAAAACGGGTGGAACTTATTGTAAACGGCAATGTACTTCACAGCGGAAAGCCGTCGCACATACAAACAGTTTATCATTAAACAGAATAGCTATGAAAAGGTTCATTGAGAAATCGGATTTGCCGGAATTTTGGAGATTATTGTTTTGGCTTGCCGTCGGTTTGTCCGCTATGCTGTGTAGCATATTGCTTTCATCGTGTGGAAACATAAGATATGTCCCGGTGGAAACGGTGCGTACAGACAGCGTGTATAATACCGTTTACCGGCGTGACAGCATCTATATGCGTGACAGCATATATGTACTTGACAAGGGGGATACCGTCTATCAATTCAGGTATAAATATCTGTTTGTGGATAAAGTCAAGCATGACACGCTTTATATCGAAAGGACAGACAGTGTTCAGGTCCCTTATCCGATTGAGAAGGAGTTGACCCGATGGCAGTCCTTCAAGCAGGAAGTGGGAGGTTTCGCTATTGCTACCATAGTAGTGGTACTACTGATAGTTTTTGGGAAAATGGTTTATAAACTTAAGAAAGGAGGCTGACATGACTTAGCATTACTATCCGGGCGAGTAGAAGTGCCCATAGGAAAACTTATCGTACAGATGCGCTCTTCGGGCTTAGAGCTGAAAGAAAGCCCCTTCCCTTAACTGTCTGCAAACTTCAAGGGAATACAACACGGTAGCATTGTTTGGGGCTTAGCTTATCTAACAACGCTATCGTGTTTTTGTTTCACAAGGATTAATGTTATAAAGCATAAATATGAAAGCAGCAGAATTATATCAGACCATGGTGGCGGCAGTGTGCCGCCATACGGGAGTAGGGGAAGTGGATGTGCTCGAGAGCAACAAGGAGGAGTGTGTGGACGCAAGATATATCTTGATTCACTTTTTATCTCAGTATCTCACGGATGAGGATATTTCACGGGTCACTGGACTTACTCGCCAGGCAGTAAATTATATTCGCAACCATTTTGAGCAGAAAATGAATAAATGGAGTATAAAAAGTAACATGTCTGATATTGGAGATGAAATACTAAAGCCCTCATTGAGAAATGGGGGCTTTTAGAAGCGGAAAGGGAACAGCGTTATAAATTTATAGCCAATAATTCTTCACCTAATTTGTGAAGCGCTGTTTCTATTTTTAAAGTTTGTTCCGGACGGGGATTTCTCATTCCGGATGCGTAATGCCATAGTTGCTTTTGGTTTATTCCAGTGATACGCTCTAAACCAGCTTTTGTAAATATTCCAGAATAAAATTGGAGTAATGATTTTACGTCCATTTTAAACGACAATTCATAGTCTCCTTGAAGTTCAACAGGAATAACACCACCAAATTCCTTGCAATCTTCTATTAGTACATTAATAGAACAGATGATGCCCGCTTTAATTTCTTCTACGGTTTTTCCGGTTGCTACAATACCATCTACTTCTTGGATATAAGCTGAATAATTATCTTCTGCCTTCTCGATGATAACGGTTAGCGGTTTCATACTTCATAATTTATTATTTGTTAATCATACTCTTTTGCTCTCTTCAAAGAAAGCAGGACTGGCTATTGTCCTGCTGTTCCCTAAAGAGTGGATTAAATTTCATTCAAGTCGGCTTCTGTTAAACCTGCTTGTCTGAAAATTGATTTCAGTGTTCCAATAGCCAAATCATCGTTAGGATTCCCAGGAATAGGAATCGGGCGTGGTTCGCCCTCTTTCCTAAAAATTCTATGATCGCCATTGGTTCTGACATGTTTCCACCCTTTCGCTTCTAATAAGGCTATCACAGCCTTTACTTTTAAAACTTTCATTTGCCAAGATTTAAAATTAAACGAAATGACTTGTTTTGTCATGTGGATAACGCCGCAAAGATAACTATAATTCTATCAAGTTCCAAAAATGTGATAACTATTTTTCTATCGTTGTGTTTTTTTAGCATTGGGTATAGTCAATAAATTAGCAATAAACTCGCAAAGAATTATTTCGGCAGCATAGGGTTTGTCCCGTCCTTTGTGATGCATTCCAATTGGATTGCCTTGAAATTATAAATTTATAAGTTATGAGAATTAAAGGAATGAGCGGTGAGGAGTACAACGTCACCGGACAAGGACAGGGAAACTACAACACTGTAGGAGCTTCTGCAGGTATTGCGTCTTTCTTGGGGTTAAACGCAGGAAACATTTTGGGCGGTTGTGGCAATGCAAGAAACGGAGGATATGTAGGCCCGGTTGAGGTTATTACCTCGGAGGACAAGCCCGTAAGCCGTTATGAGGCTGGCATGATGGATAAGCTTGCAGCAAAGGATTCGGAAATCGCATTGTTGAAGTCCAACACCTACACGGACCAGAAACTTGCTGATGTTTATGACCGCCTTTTGACGATTATCAACAGAAACAAGGAGGCTCAAGGTGAAATCAACTTGAACCAGGCTGTTTACAATGGCACCAACACCGCCACACTGGGTTGCATGAAGCAGCAGATTGCGGAATTGGCGGCATTGAGCGAACTTGTTGTTCCGCAGCGTAAAGTTTGTGATACTGGATGCTGTGGATGTAACGGTTAATCCGTAGCCTATGTTTTCTAATGCTCAAAAATTGGCGGCTGTGCTCAACAAATGGGCGCAGCCTGCTATACAGGGATTGCTTGGCAGTAGATTGGGGCAGCTCCCGTTCATCGCAAACATTGATGCCAAGTTGCGCTCTACCGGTTGGGTAAGTCCGATGTGGAGTCTATCTAAGGAGATAGCGCCATTAATGGACGGGTTGTCTTCTTTTCTGGTGGAGCCTATGCTTGCAAGATATTTGCAGGGGATACCGGATTCCGCTATACCGGAACTTGCCCATAAAGTGGTAGATGACGCTATAAAGGTCGGGAGCCTCTCGCTGTTTGAGGGAAAGGTGGAATTCGAGAAAGACGATTTGGAGGAATTGAAGATGCTTTTGCAGTACAATCTTCCAATAAATGTGTCGGCAAATTCTTATGAGGTCTTGACAGAGGAACCTACTCCGCAAGGTGAGGATGCGGAAGAAAAATAATATAAAAAGAAAAAGATTATGATTCAATTAACTCCAATTGCAATCGCTGCTACCAGCCAGCAATATCTGGCAAATGTAGTGGAGAATTTGTGCCAGGCTTATTGTGCCAATAATGGCGTACAGCCTACTGGCGTTGTCAATTTCACTGTAGCCGAGCAGCAGACAGTGAACACGCAGACTATTGTTACAATTAACGCCGCAGTGCTTGTGTCTTACACCCCAAAGGGGTCATGCCGTTCCGTAACCAAACAATGGGTGGAGCAGTTTAAGGTGGCGTTTATCGGTGCTGCCGGTGCGGTTCCTACGATAACTCTTGCTCCTCTCGTGACAAGTGTCACTCCGGAAAACGTGAAGTGCTGCAACCGGGCATTCGGTGTAAGCCTTGCCACTCCATTGACTATTACAGCCACCTTTCCTGCCTGACGAAGCCGTGTCGACGGATTATAACGTCCGTGGATTGCAGTCCGTAAAAAGGAAGAGAGCAAAATTATAAATCGGGGAGGCACTGTCCTCCCCTTAAAAGCATTATTATGAAGACAAAAGATGAAATGATAGAGCGCTATAACCTCCTTTATGAAAAGATGTCCGACAGCAAGAATCCCAAAAACATGAAGATTTTTGGCGAGGCCGAAAAATATATGTTCCGTGAGATAGCGGTGGCGCATCCGGATATGGCCGAGACGTGGCTTTCCCATCTGGAAGCAGTATGCTGGGATAACTACTTGTCAGAGAGAGAGGCCGGGAATATCAACAAGAGGACTGTCAATCAAGATGGCACGAAAGGTTTCCATTGGGGATATGAGATGTTCTGCAATGCCGTAAAAAGTCTTGGGGGACAAGTGGAGGACAAGCCGCATTACAATAGTTATGCCTTGTGGGTTACAGCCAACATGATTTATTCCGACCATGCGAAAAGTATATCCGAGGATATGGGGTATAAGACACCCCAGGAAGTGCCGGCCGATAAGATGGCCCTATCTTGTTATAGAAAGGCGGTGGAGAATCTGGAGGATGAAGACGAGGGGTTTCGTATCAGGAGATACTTTAAGCACCGGATGTACGATAACTCGCCTTTGTGAACTTGAAAGAAAGATAGACATGCTGATTCGGATGGTTGGAAAGCTTGATGGGCTGCGTGGGTTCGGTTCGAATGTTCTTGCAAATGTTGTCGGGGACCTTATGATAAGGCGATGATATGAAAGATAGGATAGACATATTGCTTGAAAAGGCAGACTTCGCATTATACTGCGACTTCTGCCTTATGTTGAGGGTTCTTCAGTGGAACGTTTAGAGCGTTTCGAGAAGGTCCTTCAGTGGGTTATACCCTTCGCTGTATTGGGGAGGGCAATATCTTTGTTCCTATTTTAATCGTTGATTTTGTCTTTCCGTTTTTTCTTGCCATATTTGCATACGACACCTTTTTAGGATATGTTTTTGTGGCCTTGGTTTTACTATAGTTTTACAGTAGAACTTTTTGTTTCTGGTAACATATTGAAAATTAGAATATTAATCTGTGATATCCCAAATTTCCTATATTTGGGGAGTAAATAAACAAGAGATATATGGCAGAAGACCTATATATAAATGCTGGTAGCAAGACAGAGAAATATCGCGCTTTGCTTCCTCAACT